ATTGTATAACCACCAACTCCGACTGTCAGGAGTGTCCATAATTCAGGCGGTAGGGGTATTGATAACTCAGTTCCAGTAAAAACTTCAACCAGTGGAAACACTAAAAAATTAACCGAAACTATAGCTGTTATATTCATCATTAAGATTGGTCTCCAACTGGAAGCTATCCAACTTTCTGACTTCGCCTCAGCCAATATAATAGAACTTGCTGAAGCCTCAATCTGCTTTGAGTTCTCCAGTAAAGCTAATCTAACTTTATTTTCAGCATCCATTTTTTTATCAGGATCAGGAATGGCTTCCTTAACTATGTCTCCGACTAATGGTGCTAGTGCTGTTATTAATGGTATCATGTAAATTTCCCTTCTTTAATCTTTTGGCATCTCCACCTTATTGCTCTCCACTGTGGAAGATACTTTGGAACTTCTGAGCCAATTTCTAAGGCTCTAGCTTTACAAGCCTCAAAGGTCTCATATACTACTGGATATTGGGTATTTTCTATAAACATACATTTAGTGGGATCAGCAAGCAGGCAAACTGTTATCAGTACCTTATACATCTTGCCACTGACCAGTTCTCATCTGATCAGCTAATTCATATGCCCTTTTGCCAACCTGAGATGCCCATTTGCTTTCAGATACACCATCACTTCCAGTGACCATTTCTTTAGATGCACCTTCATAATCATTGTCAGATAGCCTGCCTATAAATTTGGAAAATTTGAGCAATTTTGGTTTGCCTAAATTAAAAGCCATATTTAGCACTACAGCCCTTCTAGTTTCGTCTAACTGATTATACCATCCCTCATCTTTTAACTCACTCTCGCAGGCTACAAGGTCGTTCATTAGCATAAATTCTGCTTCAGCTTCCGATATGCCATTGTCCTCAATATTCCTTCCAAAACCGATTGTTTGCTTTGGCGGATCTCCTGAGCATTTATATAAAGTTAAACTCAATCCCTCATGTCTTCTTAACTGGTTCATTAAATTTAAATGTATGCCTTGCTCACTCATCTACCTTGTTTCCTTCTTAAATCACTGCAATATTTGTTGTAAAAAAAATTGCTTGTTTTATTTAAAATTTTAAAAATTCTAAAATAAATATTTCCCATGACGATTGTTTTCCCTAAAAATGTCGAGTGCTTTTTCCCAACTTTCATATTCAAGTTCGGTGTTTTCATAGAAAGCTTTTGGTCTGCGGATTGTTTTTCGCTGTATGTTGCATACATGAACAAACCAACACTTGCGGTGATAGACTGAGACCATGCAGGCAATGTCATAATCTTTTGTAGAGGGTAATCGCTTGTTAGTACCTAACCCCATAATGAACTGTAAGCCATTGTTTCTGAGACTTCTCTTGAGACTAGAGCCTTTTACCTGAACACGAATATACTCATTGTCCTTAAAGGCAATTAGATCAACTCCATCTTGCTGACATAGAGAGGTTTGCCACCCTAAATCCTCTATTACACCGCAGGCAAAAAACTCAGCAATTCTTCCTGCTTTAGTGCTAGAATGGAGTGCCATATTTCAGGTAATTGGCAAATAAAATAATACCGCCTATTCCCACTATTCCCAAAACAGTGCAGACCACAATCATCGTGTTTCGGTCTCTTATTCTTTGCTGTTCCTTTAACTGCCTTCGGTGTTCTGCTCTAGCCTGAGCAATAGTAGCCTGCAATCTTTCCCACTGACCAATTCCATCTGCACCATATAAAAGGAATAGTGACCTGAGTTCATCTTTTAATCTTTGCTGTTCTTCTTCCTTAAAATGCTGTTCAATCGCCTGATCCATAACTGATCCAAAGATACCGCTTTTCTTTTTCTCTTTAGCAAAACCTAACTCAGCTTCAGCTTTGGCATAAGAAGTTATGGCTTTGGTTGCTGAACTAAGATCACGACCCATTGAAACACATTTTTTTAAGGCACTATGAGCCGAAGTCAGCATGGCAAAAGCTGAGATTGGATCTATCATTATTTATCCTTTATTTAGAGAGAACTTTGTCTAACTTATCTTCAAGTCTGTGTAGTGCCTCCATAACACGACCTGACGTATCTCTTAGATCTTCTTTGGTGGAATATTCTTCACGAGTTTTATTCAGCAATATCTGAAGCCTTTTTACTTCTGAAAACATTTTGGAAAATGCCCAACCAAAAGGCAAGATCACTAAAGTCAGAACTAAGTTCCATAGCAATGTTGCCTCTATCTCCATTATGCGAGGTCTCCTGCTATTTGAATCATCTCGTAAATATGGTCAAAATTAGAACCATCTGTAGCAGTAGTGCCAAGTCTTATAGAACCTGTTGCAGGTGCAGATGCACCATTAATACCCACATGACCTAAAGCACTAAGATTTTTATCACCTGCGTTAGTAGTTACTGAATACTCTCCATTTCCCATATCATTTGCAATAGTAATTGTATGGTCACCTGTTCCATTATCTGTAGCTGAAGTTACATTAAAACTATCTCTTAACCCAAAAGAAGACCCATTTAAATTTGCCCATACTTTGTTCAACCCTTGCTGTAAACTAGTAGTAGCAGTACCCTCACCTCTAACAGTTATAGCATTAGCAGAGGTGTTACCAACTAGTGCATCTACGTTTAATGTACTCATGCGTTTTCTCCTATACTAGCCATTATGCGAGGTCTCCAAATACTTGACTACAGTTTACAACATCTCTTGCATTTCCACCTGCATCTTCATTATAATGTTTTACACGAAATGTATCTGTTGCTCTTGCAGAATTATATTGATTTCTTTTTTCATCCTCACAACATGACCCTCCTATTGCGTAGTCATCGTTCCCCATATCGTTTGTAATTGCATAAGTGTAATCTCCAGTTCCATTATCTGTTCCTGAAGCTATATTAAAACTGTCAGTAAGACTTGCTGAATTAGTTGCAAAAACCCAACACTTTGCCAACCCTTGTTGCAGATTAGTTGTTGTACTATTGCCTTCACCTGTAACAAGTATAGAACCTGCTGTGGTTACACCAGTAAGGGTGTTAACTTTTAATACACTAGCCATTATGCTAAATCTCCATGTACTGTAGTGCAAACGTCTGCTGAATCTATAGCATTATTATATGAATCAACTTCATATGTTTCACATTTTACTCTTGTTGTATTGTTTGCATTAAAAATAGTTCTTCTGTTACTATTACTACCTGAAGTTACATTAACAGCATAATTTGCATTTGCAGGTGCATTAGTAAAATTTATAGTTGTTTCACCTGCTCCATTATCAGCAATACTTGCAACATTAAAACTGTCATCAAGTGTGTATGAAGATGCTTGGCTATGAGTACACCACATTTTAGCGACTCCTTGCACTAAATTCTGTGTAACATTACCACCATCAGATACATAGGTTGAAGTATTAGCAACCTTTACATTCGTGCCACCTGACCCTGCTTTATCTACAATGGTGTCTACATTTAATTGTGAACTCAATTTGCTCTCCTATGAATAAGGATTTTCACCTAAGATACTTGTATCCCAAGCAGATTTTAATTCAGCTATTGTTGATGCATTTGTAATTGCACTTGATGCAGGAGCATCTCTCAAAGCTGTCTTTGTATTCTTAGCAGTAGTTTGTGCATCACTGTCTCCTGCCTCTAAAGCCTTCATAAAAGCTACATCTTGGTCAGCGAGTAATGGTGTTCTAACTTCTCTGATTTTATCTTGAAAAATCTTTTTTGATTCAGTTAGATCTTCAGTGATTACCTTGCCATCTAAAGTCCAAGCATTTCTAAAATGTCTGTCTGATGGTACTGTTGCTGTTGAGGCATCAATAGATTTACCATCTTTATCAATAATATTTGTAGTCATTTAAGCCACCTCTTGTTGGTTGATTGTTAATTCTTCTGAAATTTTCCATGAATTTCTCCATGTTCTTGTTTTTGGTAATTGTGATTTTTTGCAAATAACTAATCGTGGTTTATTTGCCTTATCCCAATTCATCCAAACATGACGAGGTAAATCTTTCATAATTAAATACTCGACACATTCTTTCTCTGTCATTGCCTCTATTGGTTTTGTGTTGTGTAACAAATAACCTCTAGTGTGTTTTGTGAAGTCAGGCTTTTCTTCATCCTTTTTCAATTCCCAATAAACCTCTACTGGCGGTAATATTCCACCTTTCAAAGCACAAGCCATCCAATTAGGATCAGGATGAGTTACCTTTGCAGGATTATCAGGATCTTCTTGATCTTCCCACACAACACAATATTCTGATCTATAAGGCTCTAGATTTTCTTTTGCCCAACATAATCGATCCCATAAATGTGTTCCTTGAAATTCAGGTGTATCTGTCATTCTATCTCCTAAACAATAACTAGTGTGCCATTAACAGTTAACGTAACTCCTGAAGCCACTGTCAATGCCCCTGCACATAATCCATTTGTATTTGTTGCCACTGTTGCTGAGGTATTTAATTCATTCTCATGCACCCTGATAATGTCTCCAAGTCCGCCACCAGTTTCGCCTACAAAAGAGCCACCGCCTGCATTGCTGAAACTTAATGTGCCTGATCCATTTGTTACAATCGCCTGACCACTTGATCCATCTCCATTTGGAAGAGTGAATGTGGTTGTTGTCGATACTGTCGATGGTGCTTGAAACTTTAATTGATGCGAATTGTCATTATCCTGAAAAGATAAAACATCAACACCTGACGTTCCTGCTGAGAACTCTTTTAAATGTGACATAACTTCCCTAATCGCATTGTTAACGTCTGAGGGCAACATAGAAGATTCTTGAAGATTTACATCTCCCACCACTGTGTTGTTATTTGCTGTTGAATCATATTCGGTGATTTTATCTTTTGCCATTATGCGTTCTCCAATGCTGTAATTCTAGCTGTCAATGCTTCTATTGTAGCTTGCTGTTCTTGCAATGCCTTTGTGAGTAAAGGTACTAGTTTGCTTTGGTCTATCCCTTGATAGATTGGATTACCATCTGCATCCACTGCATCTTTCTCCCCACTAATAGCTTCAGGCACAATGCTTGATACCTCATGTGCTAAAAAACCATCTACTGTTTTGTCTGCATCTATCTTAAAATTGAATCTTGCAGGCTTAAGTTGTTTCAATCTCGTTGTTGCATTAAAGTCATAAGACAAATTTTCTTTTAATCTGTAGTCAGAACTTGTATTGTAAGCTGTTGAAGAATTATCATAATCTATAGTGCCAACTGTACTGTTGGAATGTTTAAAAATTACTCCATTTGCACCACCACTATGAGACTTACCTATTCTAAGTTGACCAACAGTACCACCTGCATTTGTTAAATCAATACCTGCACCACTACCACCACCACTAATTACAAGTAATCTGTCAGGACTTGTATTGGAAATACCAACATTGCCTGCCGTATCAATACGCATACGTTCACCATTATCACCATCACCACCAAAAGTATGAAATCTTAAATCACCATTAGCAGAATCGCCACCTCTAAAAGATTCTATACCAATAAAACGAGAGTTTGATGCATCAGTACTAAAACCAACTCTTCCTATGACTGCGTTATTACTTGCTGTGCCATTACCTACAACAATATCGCCATCTTTTAAATGTAGTAATTTTTGTGGTAAATTTGTTCCAATACCAATTCTGTCATTCCCACCATCAACAAACAACATATTAGCTTGATTATTTGACTCAACACGAAAGTCTACATCAGCACTATCTTCATTAAAGACTGCACCACCTTTAGCCGACAAAGCACCAGTAACAGACAAAGCAGTTAGTGCCTGAGAGCCAGTGTCTACGTTTTTCAAATGTGCCATCAACTCTCTAATGGCATTGTTCAATCCACTAGCAGGACAATTCTCATCGATATTAATGTCATTTATATCCTGATTGCTAGAAGCAGTAGAACTGTATTGTGTGATGTTTGCTTTTGCCATACTATCTCCTATTCATTATTCCTGCTGACATTTTATCGCCCAAAAGACCGCCAAGTGCAGGACTTCCTCTCTGCATTGCAGGAGCAATTAAATCAGTTACACCGCTTCTTAAGTATTTGTTAAAAGGTCTTGAGTAACCCAACATTGTTCCAGTAGCCAAAGCACCACCTACTAATGGGTTCATATATGTACCGCCTACTGCGAGTGCATCTCCGCCTAATCCGCCCATAGATCTCATTATATCTGCTCTAGTAGCTGTACCTGAGTTTGGTAAAGTCATTTTAAGCTGTTGACCTAATCCTGCAATATCCTGAAGAAGTGCATCTCCTGAAGCTACATTGCCTTTTCTTAAACTTTTATCGCTAGACTTGACTGCGTTCATTAATTGAGAAGGACTAAAAACTCCATCTGTAGCTGAAGCGGAAACAGTAGCTTTTTCTAGAGGTATTAACATTTTAAAAGAAAAATCTATGTCCTCTAATTGCTTAGAATATTTTGGATTAATTGATTTTAAAGTTCCATTTAGTGCATCTAGAACTTTTTTATAAGATCCACCAATACTTCTTTCAACAGCACTTCCTGACGTTAAATATTCTTTTGCAAGACTTCTTAATTCTATTTGTGCGTTTTTAAATCCCTTACCAGTTAAAACACCATCCTTGTCAAAGTTTGTATAAAACTTATTATCCATATCTTTTAAAAATTTATTTTGTGCATCTTTTGGAAGTGTGTCTAATTCTTTTAAAATAACATCATCATAAACACTTTGTAATTCTTTCAGATTTGGGAATTTTAGCTTTGGCAATAATTTATCATATTGATTTGATATAATGCCTTTAGCAGATTTATATAACTCATGCCCTGCTTCACTCTTTTTTATTAAATTTTCATCTATTCCATATTTTCTTAATGGCTCTAATATCTGTTTATATGAGGCTTTATTTAATTGCTCAACCGACCTTTTGTAAGCACTTCTAATAGGAGATCCAATAATAGGAGCAGACATAATCGCCTCTTCTATCATCTTTATTCCGCTACCTATAGGAGATCCACCTTTACCGCTTGTAGCTTGACCTATAGTTAAATCAACACCCTTATTGATTAAATCTTTAGCACCCTGAGTGGCTACTGGTGCAACTTTATTAATAACTCCACCTAATGTGCTTCCTATTACTCCGCTTGTGCCTCTATCCACTAAACCTTCGGCAGTTGTTGCATCAGCATCAGAAGTTCCTGTTCCATAAACAAACCCTTCTTTTAGTATTCTTGGTAAAGTCTGCCTACCTCTATTTACAGCTATAGATCCGCCTATTTCTGATCCATATGCTTTAACTGGATCGTCATCTCTAAATGACTTTATATCGCCCCTAATTTCTTTAACAGTTTCATTGTAAGCAGTACTGAAATCTTTTCCCTCTACAAATTTCTGATATAAGGCTCTTGCCCCTGCTTCCATTTCATCGCCATATCCACGAGTTACCCCTTGCAATCCTGCTCTTGTCATATCAATAGCATAATCGCCAATCGATCTGTCTTTAGCCGATTTAGAAGTTTTAGTATCATTTCCAGATACTTCGGTTGCATCTTTTAAATTGTCATACCATGCCATTATTTTCTTCCCTTTAAGACAATTTTCCCATCAGGTAATTTATAATATAAATTAGGAGTTGCGTTCTTCCATGCATCTTCAGAACTAACTTTAATAGGCGAACTAAATGAACCAATGTTGCCAGTAACTCCATAAGAATTTAATTTAGATACAAGTGTCTCTTCTAACTCAGATAGCTGTGCAATAAGTCCACTGCTACCCATCATCATGCCTTGACTTGAAGTTGGACTTGTTAGTAAGTTGTCCAAAATTTGGAAGTCACCACCAACCAACGCACCTAACTCATACAAGTTCTTTATATCTAATCTTAGCTTCTCAGCCATAGCTGAAACTTTAGATGCTTCTGCGGTTGGGATACCAACTGCACCACTTGCTTGTGTTGAAGTAGATAAATCACTTAACTTAGATCTATATCTATTAAGATTACCTAACATCATATTTAATTTAGGTTTATTTTCTAAAATTTTTAATTTTTGTGCTGAAGGCTTTTCTCCAACAACTTTTTTCTCATTACCAGTTTCTCCAAAAGGATTTGGAAATCCATCTAATCTCTGCGGTGCTTCTCTGATATAATCAACACCCCCCTGAGCATTTGGTATAGGTATATTTTTTTCTCTAGCGGTGTAGCCATAAGCTAACTTATACTTAGCAAGGTCTGCTGAAGTTGCTGTGCCATTAGCTATTTTAGGAGCAACTTCTAACAATGTATTAAATGCTTGATTGGTAATGCCAGTACCACTAAAGCCACCTTTGTTTCTATTATCGATCAAAACTTTGCCATCTCTTGTAATCAACATACCATCTTTAGGAACTGATATAGGGGCATTGGCTTTTTGTTGTGCCTGCTGTACTGCAAGATAATTTGCCATACCAGTTGTCATTGCGTTTCCTAATGCCTCTCCCATAGTCGGAGCAGGCTTGCCTACAGAATATCCGCCTGCTTTCATTAGTTCGGCAGAAGCACCTAACAATCCCATTGTTTTAGGATCTGCAAAATTATTTCCTAACAAACCTGAAAAAGAATTTGAATTTTGATTTGCAACATTTGGTGTAACTAAGTTTGGCTTAGTTGATAAATTTTCTCTTAGTGGATTTATTGTAATTCTTAATGGATCAACCTGATTAACAGAACCATAAGTTGCTCTTGGACTAAAAGACATTCCGCCTCTAGCTTTATTAATGTCATTCATAAATGCTAAATCTATTGGTCTATCCATTACATTAACCCCAACAATCCGCCACCGATTGCCCCATACATCGGATTAAATCCTGCAAGCTGTGCTAATTGAGATCCACCCAAAGCACCGCCTAAAGCACTAGCACCTTGATTTCTAAATACTGGACTAATTGTTTGAGAACCAACTGTTCCACCACCAACTAATCCCATATAGTTTTGTAGCTTCTGATCATCTATATTCTGCTCATAATTGAATCTATTTATATTGTCCTGCAACTGAGCCATCGCATCGCTTTCTCTTGCAGATCCAACTTGTGCTAATTGTTGAGCATCTAAGTTCTGATATGATGGAGCAAGTTTAAGTGCATCTTGTTGAGCCTGATAAGCATATGGAGCAAGTGCTGAAGTCATTGCCTGCTGATTTGCTCCTGATCCATATCTTCCTGACTTTGCAAACTGAGATGTAACTGCATCTATAGCAGGCTTAAATGCCATGCTCATTAATGGGTTTGTTCCCATTAAATTCTGATTAATTACATTTTGGCTTGTAGCTGTCAGGCTGTTTGGATCTAAGGCTCGATCTCTAACCATACCCAATGCCATATCACTTTCAGGAGAAAATCCGACTGTAGTTGAGTTCGGATAATATGAAGGCATTTCAGACGTATATCTATCTTTGGCTTGTGCTAGACCATATTCTAAAAATGGCTTTGCATACTCAGGCGGTTCAACCTGAGTATTTACTGTTCCTGAACTTCCTCCGCCACCACCTTTTGACATATTAGTATTCCTTTATAAAAACAGTTGCAGTTGGTTTGTAATTTTTCAAAACTTTTCCCCAACCTTTTCGACCTATGATTTCAACTGCTTCACAGTTATATAATATAGACCATTTTCTTATTTTTGGCTCTACCTCTAAAAGTGTTTTTAGGTTACCGCCTGCAAGCCAAAACCGCAGAGTTCTGCGTTGCGGATAATTAATAATTTCGGTTACAATCGCACTATCAGGAAATGCCCAAAGTTGTGCATCTCCCTTTTTGACGATCTCTATAACTTGTTCATAAGTATGGCTATTGTGAGCATACCGAAGAGCATCAACAATCCAGTTTCTACACCTATCAGCATCATCCGAAAATGACGTACTCAAAGGATCTAGTGGTCGTAGCATTTGCATGATTTAATGTTGCCTGCCCTTTTTGTCTCGCTGTAACATAAATGTTTTCAGAAGAAGCACTACTGGTTGTTGGCATAAATATAATTACACTATCTGCACCAATTCGATCATCAGATAATGTTGTCGTTGCCGAACTATTTGTTAATGTAATTGCTCCAGTGGAATTTACTTTTCCATCTAAAATATTATTTACAACTGTTGATATTGTTCGTGGCTCATCGCCTAAAGGAGATAGCCTCTTATAGTTATTAACTCTTGTCATCTTCTACCTAATGGTTGACCTTCTATATCAACTCCCTGAGCAAAATCCCAAAAGCCTGATATATTCATTCTTATTCTATGAAATCTACCCTGAGATCTATGCTGAACAAATCCCTCATCAGTTAAGTTGTTTGCAGTTGAAAACACTACATCATCATCTTGACGATCTCTTGCCCCAACTTGCATTGTAACTGCCCCATCTCTAAAATAAGGAACTGTTCTTGTTATTAGTGAATGTTTACCTTTATTGACTGCAAATTCTGCTGTCTCAATCGTTGCATCTAATGGCTGACCAGTAAAAGCATGAATTTTGCTTGATAGACTTCCGCCAAATAAAAAGTTACCACCCTTATATAAATTACTATCTAAGGGAGCAGGCAAACCTTCTAATGTAGAACTTAAAGCATCCAATCCTTCTAACGTATATCCTGCTGTATAAAATGGAGCAATCAAGTCTGCTGAAACTTCAGCTATAGACCATTTACCAACTGCGTAATTATACATCAATAATTTGTCAGGAGTTGATCCTGAAGTATTGGAATTTGATACATATGACCATGCAACAATCTGATTTGTTGGATCTACTGCACAACTCATTTTAAAATCAAAAGCACTGTTAAAATCTTTGAAGAAAAACTTGTTTATTTTCTCAGCACCTATCGGAGTGCTTTTTGTGCCATCAAATGAATAAAAGCCATCTTCAGCCAAATAAAATACAAGCCGACCTACATTTCCAACCGATCCTGAATAAGCACAACCTCTTTGAGTTTCTACTTTGTCAATCTGATAGATTAATGGAGTACCAACATATTGAGCAATACAAATAGCTTTTTCTAAAAGTATAGTTGCATATTCTCCGCCCACTAATCCAGTAATTGCCCCTGCATCCACAATGTCCTGAAAATCTGCTTGATCAGTTCCTACAGTCCAACTGGTTGCATCATTAATGCCTGACCATCTAGTCCTAAAAGGAACTCTTCCTGATCCTTCATCTATATTGGCAATCCAAACCTGATCCCTGACTACAGCTATAAAATCAGCTTTAGGAGCATTTGCTAGATCAGCAAAAGCACTATCAGTTCCCAATGTAAATTCTTGAAGAGTTTCTCCAATACCACCTGAAGCAATGACACTTGTTCCAAACTGAACAAATCTCCAATACTCATCTTCCGATAATGAATATCCGCCACCTTTTCCAATACTTGTTAGATTAGAATTTGATGAATTAAATTCATATAATTTACTCGCATTTCCTGCAAATAATTTAACATTTCCTGAATTATCTTTTGAGGCAAATATACCTTTTAAAATAGCATCGCCTGCATTTGATACAGCCTGAAAACTATTTATTGGTCTATAGCCTGAAATAGCAGGGATCACATTCTTTGCGACTGTAACTCCTGCATTTTCTAAATCAGGTTGATCAGGCAACCATTCTCCAAACTTAATCATTGCTGTAACCAAACCTCACTTCCAACATTTTGAGTTGTCCATACTTCTGAACCAATATTTT